CACTTACACGTTACTACAGAATCTGGAGACTTTAATGCCTAGAACACTTATAGAAGTACAAGCAGATTTAGCAGTTGTTAATGCTGCTCTGCAAGATTTAATAGCTGGTAAACGCTTAACTCAACTTCGTCTAGGTTCTGGAGACTTCACTCGACTCTTCCAGTATCAAGAAATCACCTACGATGTTCTTAAAGCTGAACAAGCTGAACTTACACAGGAGTTAGCTAGTCTACAGGCTCAACCTCAGATGCAGTTTAGAACTATGACTAACATTCCTCTTAACGTAACTAAATTCAGAGCCTAATATGTCCTTACCTTATGATTCAGAAGAATTCTACTACTCAAGAGCTACTCAACAAGCTTTTGATGGTGCTGTTACTAACTATAGACTTGAGCAGAAAGGTTTAATTACTGGAGAGTCTGATTTACTTGCCGCTAGAGAACTTAACCTTCTCTGGCAACGCTCGCATCATGCTGTTAGAAATAATGGTTGGGCAAAGACAGCTAAAACCAAGAACCTTATCAACCTTAACGCTATCTCTGTAAAGTGGAAAGATGATAAAGGTAAAGTTAACAAAAAGATGCAAGCTCTTTGGGATACTTTTGCAGCTGACCCAAACCTAGATGGTTATGGTACTTTAGACAATACTCAAGAAGCTTGGAACGGAGCTATGTTTGAGTCTGGAGAAGCTCTATGCAGAATGTTGATTAAGAAAAGAGCTGGTCATCCTATTCCTTTAGTTCTTCAGAATATTGAACCAGAGTACTTAGACCCTAACTTTACTAATGGGTTTCCTCAAACTACCCGTAATGGTATTAAGTTTGAGAATAGCAAACCAGTTATTTATTACTTTAGTAAAAGAACTCCTAACTTTAATCTGTTTAATTTGTATTCTATTGAAAAAGTTGAAGTACCTGCTGACGAAGTTCTACATCTATTTGTCCGAGATAGACCTGGACAGTGGAGAGGTATTCCAACCTTAGCTCCTATCCTTCTACCTTTATATGAACTGGATGACCTAACAGATGCTACAGTTGCTAAACAAAAAGCTGCCCAAGCTATTAGCTGGGTTGTTCGCAATACTAATCCTTCTGCCGCTGTTTCTGTCGGTTCTGCTCTTAACAGTATCGACCCAAACGATATTGATAAGTCTACAGGTCAGCGGAGAGTGGTTACACAAGCTTCTGGAGGAGGTGTCCAATATCTAAACAAAGGTGAAGATATTAACTTCTACCAAGGTACAGATATTGGAGCTAACTTACCCGAACTTATCAAAGCTGAACTACATAAAATTGCTCAAGCTTCTGGACTTACTTATGAAGTTCTAACTGGAGACCTTACAGGAATTAGTTTCTCAGCTCTACAGCAAGTAGCTATTGATATGAAGACTCGTGCAGAGTTCATGTATAAGTTTTATATTGTAAACTTAGGTTTGAAACCTCTTTGTAATCGTTTTCAAGAACTTGTAGCTATTTATAGTAACAAGAGTTTTGCTAACTTAACTCCTACATTCCAATATCCAAGAAAGTATGGCGTTAATGACTTGAAAGATGCTCAAGCTGACCTATTAGAAGTTCAGTCTGGTTTTGCTACTTGGGAAAGTAAACTTGAAGAAAGAAACTTGACTGTTGAGGAGATTGTTGAGGACAAAAAGATTCAGCAACAAAGTGGAGTTAGCTTTGAACCTATAGTTAAAGATACAGCACAAAGTAAGAACGTGAAAGCAAATCCTAATTCTGCTGGAATGTAAGTAAATAAATCAGATAACCCTTGACTTTCTCGCTCAAAGAGAGTATAAAGGGTTATCATTTCCAAGGTGGGTATATGAACAAACATCATAGACTTTTAACAAGATTAATTAATACTCCTCTGGCTATTAGCCAAGATAAGCTAGAAGTTATCTCTAGTAATGTGAGTTTAAAGTTATTAGCAGGACAAGCTCTCGATTCTGGAGTTGCTTATCCTACAGATAAGACTGTAACTACTGAAGGTAAGACTTCGGTAATTAACGTATTTGACAGTTTAGTTTCTAAAGGAGGAGCTGGAGAATCTGGCTTTACTTCTTATTCAAGTCTTAAAGGTCAAGTAGAAAATGCAGTAGCTAAAGGCGCAAGTAAGATTTTATTCTACATTGACAGCCCTGGCGGGGAAGTATCTGGTCTATTTGGACTTTCAAGCTATATAGCTTCTTTACCAGACACTTACGGTGTTGAAACAGTTGCATTTACTGACGGTTCTATGACCTCAGCTGCTTATGCAATCGGTTCAGCCGCTCAACAAGTATATGCTACGGAAAGTTCTACAGTAGGTTCTATTGGGGTTATCATGTCCCTAGTAGATGTTACTGAAGCAGACAAAGCTAATGGCTATAGTTATACTATCCTTAGAAGTAAAGAGGATAAAGCTATTTACAACCCACATGAACAAATATCTTCTGCTGTTGTCGATAAGTATTCAGAGATGTTAGCTGAACTTGATAGTCTTTTCAATGCAGAAGTGGCGAAGAACCGCCCACAATTAACCTTAGAGTCTATTGTCAACATGAAAGCTGATGCTTTCTTAGGGAATAAGGCACTAGAGTTAGGTCTTATAGATGGAATTGTTTCCTCTATGGACGAAGTTATAAACTTAAATCTAAATTCAACAACTAAACGAGGTGATGTTATGACACTAGAAGAGTTGAAAGCTCAACTTAGTGCTAAAGATACGGAGTTAGCTACACTGCAAGCTAGTGTTACTAACACTGTAGCAAAAGCTATTGCTGATGAACGTGCAAGATGTATTGACATCTTAGGCGCAGGTCAGACTTTGAAAATTACAGCTGAACAAGTTACTAAACGTATCTCAGCTGGTACAGCTAAAGAAGATGCAGTTGACATCTTTACTGCTATTGCTGATGCTATCGGCACTTCAACTGCTATTGACACAGCTGCTCCAGTAGAAGCTACTGTTTCTAAAAACTTAACAACCGATGCAACTGAAACTAAAGTAGAGATTGAAGGTTCTTCTTACTCTATCAAAGATATTGTTGCCGCTGCTCACGCTATCTCTAAAGGAGTTAAATAATGGCTGCCGAAACTTTTACATATACCCCTAAAAGACTTCTTGCTAGCTCAGACCCAGATGTAGTAGTTAAAACTGGTACTGTAGTTACTGGACAAAACCTAGCTCAATACACACTTCTTGAAAGTGATGCAGCTGGTAAATGGAAAGTACACGCTGGTGTTAACAAAGTAGCGGGTATCTTACTTTACGCTGTAGATGCTACTTCAGCTGACCAAGCTGCTCAAGCTTATATTGCAGGTGATTTCTTTGCTGACCAGTTAGTATTTCCTTCAGCAATCAACACTAACTTGTTAAAACAAAAACTTGTTGAAGGTAGTATGATTGCCTTAACATTCTTAGATACTGGTGAGGTATAATAATGGCTCGTTTTGCTACTCCTTATGAATTAAATGAGATTTACGGTACACTTACTGACCGTGAATACCCAACTCCTACCGAGTTACAATCTAACTTTGGTATCATGCAACCTTTTGAAACTGAAACTATTAACTTAGATAAAGTTTCTCCAGATTTGCGTATTGGTATCTTTGTAGCTCCAGATGCACAAGCTAAACCAACTGTTGCTCGTGGCTACCAAACTAAAGTATTCTATCCAGCTTATTGGAAAGATAAAACTACAGTTGACTTCAGAAACATTCGCGCAAGAAGAGTTGGTGAACAGATTTCTGTTCCTACTTCTAATGCTGGTCGTATTGCTTCTGCATTACAAGATAACATGATGTTAATGCAAGCTAAACGTGACCGTTTACTTGAGTGGATGGCATCACAAATCTTACTTTTTGGTTCTTATGTTGCTACTTCAGAAAGACATCCTTCTGTTCTTGTAGATTTAGAACCAAACATTGCAACTGACGCTGCAAGTTTAAATGGTGGTCGCGCTAACCGTGCAAACTTAACAGCTACTGCAGTTAACTTACCTACAGGTTCTACTTTACCAGTTATTACTGATAACGGTGGCGCAGGTAAACGTGCTTGGGGTTCTACAGGTGGTACTAAAACTGTATCTCCTATTGCTGACTTACAACAAATGTTAGACGCATCTTGGGAACCTATCTCTAAGATTTATATGTCTGACGATGCTTGGTTAGAAGTAACTAAAGACGCTAGTTTTGCAACTGTGATTTCAACTTTAATCACAACTACTTCTTCTTTCTTGGTTGAGTTGTTACCTAAACAACAATCTAAAGAAGGTTTAAAACTTCGTGGCACTATTGCTGGTATTCCTATCTGGACATACAATGCAGCATATCAAGGTACTGCGAGTGCATCTACTAGCTTAACTAAGTTTATTCCTAATGGTTGGGTAGTTATGGTTCCAGCTGCTAACTACGGTGTACAAGCTTATGGTGCTATTCAACATGGCGCAGCAGACTTCGTAGCAACTGAAATGTTCTGGAACTCTTGGGTAGAAGACGAGTTTGGTACTCCTTGGTTACAAGGTCAATCAGCTCCTTTATTCATGCACACCAAAATCAATTCAACTGTTAGTTGGAAAGTAATGTAAGGTAGAACAACTATGGCTTTCACCGCAACGATTACAGGATTAGATGAAATTGTTCAAGCTTTTGAACAAACTAACTTTGAGAAAGATGTAGCGAAAGCCATAGGTTCTGTTGCTAGAGAATTAAATTCAGTTCTAAGTACACAGGTTAAAGCAACTTATTCTATAGGGAATAGAAGTTTAAACTCTGTTCTTGTAGGAGGAACTGAATCTAATTTAAAAAGAGGTTTAGGTTTTATAGAGAATGGGTTAGTTTATGAGTCTAAGCCAATATTATTAGCTGATTTTCCTAATAGTACTATTGGAACTGGCATTCTAAGTTCTTTTATAGCTCCAAATATATTTACACCAGATTTAGCTGGTAAAATTAAAAGAAAGAAACAAGTAGAAGCTGTAGTGGTTTCTATTAAAAGAAATTCTAAAACTCTAATTAAAGGAGCTTTTAGAGGTAAAGTAAAAAACAAGTTACAAGTTTTAAGAAGAAAGAACTTCTTTAGTGGTGGAGATACTTGGGACGAACTTCCTAGTAGAGCTAATTTAATTGGTCAACGTAGTCCTTATACACCTATGTATGGTCCTAGTCTTTCAATGATGGCAGCTAAAGTTTACGATACAAATCCTTATTTACAAAAGTTTAAAGATGACTTTGGTAATAAAATAGCTGAGAAACTCTGGAGTTAAAATGGAAGACATACAAATGGTTCTTGAAAAAGCTGGAGTACTTCTAACTTTTACTCAATGTGAGATTTATGGAATTCCTGGATTTCAAACTGAATCTTTAGTTAACCTAGATACAAATTACGAAATAACTAAACAAGCTTTTACTTTTCAAGTATCAACTTTAGATTTAGCGGATAATGGCGTGCAAGTTGATGATGAGTTTACTATTGACGATACAACTTACACCTACACATTTAGTTTAACCAAAACCCCAGTCCCAGACCTTACTGGGTACTCTAAACTTTATGTAGATTACATCTCCAAGGTTCTTCTATGATTACTTTAGAAACTTTAAAAGCTAGATTAGATACTACAGGATATACAGTTCAGTTTGCCCGTGACCGTGAGGTTGACTTGCAAGAACTAACTGACTTACCTATTATCTACATCGGTTATAATAATATAGATAGTAAAAACCCTAATCAGCCAATAGCTTATGACACTTATGACCTTAATGGCGAGAACTTAGTACAAAACTTTACTATACAGCTGGTTTGTCAGCAAGCAGAATTTAGTACAATTTGGAAAGCAATCTATAAAAAGCTTATAGGATGGAATCCAGTTGTTGCTAATAGTATTCACACAAGCTTCACTTACGTCCAAGGTGGAGTTATGGGTTTATCTAATAGTAAGTTCTATTGGGTAGATATTTGGCGAATTGGTTTTCCAACAACTTCAATTTTATAGAGGTATTTATGGCTAGTAGTGTTATTCAAGAAGATGGAAGTGTAGTAGATACTTCTTTATTCCAAGAAACAAATAAACTTCCTGCAGATAGTGTCTGCGGTCAGTTACAAGCTGCTCAAGAGTTACTTGTAGCAGAAGAAGCTCAAACTATCGTAGAAGGAGCATAAAGAAATGGCTGTTAAATTTCATGAAAAGAACCAAGCTATTTACTTTGGTTTACAAACTGACTCTGGTACTGCAAACAAAGTAGCTACAGGTTCTTTAGGTTCTACAACTGCTATTGCTTGTACAGCTATTATGGGCGACCCTACCCGTGATACAGGTTCTTACCAGTACCTAGGTGATTCACTTTCAAGAGATGAATACACTTACGAAAAAGATAAATACATTGACTTACAGATTGATACTTTTCAACAAGTACTTTCTGATATGACTACTGCTATTAACCCTAATACAGCTAGTTTGTGGAAACTTTATCAAGTTTGTGGTGGTAATGTTATTGTTGATGCAACTACTAAAGAAGTATTTGTAGATAATG